AAGAGGCGATTACATATACTTTCTCGACGATGACAACATTATCCACCCGGAATGGTTTGAGGCCGTTAAAAATGAGTTCTACCCACTTATTACCTGGGGGCAAGTATTTAAGAATGGCCACCCAAGATTACATCCGACCAAAGAGCCAAGGGTAGGCACAATCGACACTGCCTCGTTTATGGTTCGGTGCGATGCTATTGGCGAAGCAAGATTCGGAACCGAATACGAAGCCGACGGTCTATTTGCTCAAGAAATGGCTAAATGGAATACCAAGACGCTTGACGCCTATCTTTGTTACTACAATTATTTGCGATGAAGATACTCTGCATTGGAGACCCAGATTCCGGGGTGGTGTACCACCGAATTTACAAGCCCTTCACTCTACTCAAGGAGAAAGGGCTTTTAGATTTTCAGATAATCAATTACAAGCATCCAATTCCAGAAGGAGACTGGGAAGGGGTTACACACGTTATATTTTCCCGTGCCTTGCCGTTTACTGGAGAATCCTTTGCTAACTTCTTTGCTATCTGCAAAGCAATGGGCAAGAAGGTAATTATTGATAACGACGATTGGTGGCACTTAGCATTAGACCACCCAAGCAAACCAACATACGATAAAGCAAACCTATCTGGGAGGATTGTAAACTCAATGTACTTTGCGGACGAGGTATGGACTACCCAAAAGTACCTTGCCGATAAAATCAAGAAGGTAAACCGTAACGTACATATTATCCCAAACGGATTAGACCCTTCCGACCCGCAATGGCAAATCAGCCGCCAAGAAGCAGACGAGGTACGGTTCGGTTACGTGGCTGGAATATCCCACCTTCCAGACCTTGTGAAAAACAAGATAGACCTTTCACCGTATCAATCCTATGTTGCTGATATTGGTGGATACCCACAAGCTGCAAAAGCAAGATTCGCATTAGAAACACAATCACCAAACGAATACGGAAAGCTATATCAAGCGTTTGACGTTGCCCTGGCCCCACTTCTCCCAAGTGAGTTTAACCGATGCAAATCTAATTTGAAGATGGTAGAAGCAGGGTTCGCCGGTTGTGCGTTAATTGTAAGTGATGTAGCACCGTACTCTAAACACCTAACGGATAAGAACTGCATCGCTGTAAAACATAACGGCGATTGGAATAAGGCAATTAAATACCTACACGAGAACCCAAACAAAGCCGGGGATATTGCCCTGACCCTTCACGAGGATATGACCACGAACTTTAATATACACGATTTTAACGATATTAGATTAGAGCGTTTATGCAAATAGTACCAATTACCCAAGTGGTTCCCAATACGAGCAACCCACGAATTATCAAAGACGATAAGTTCAAGAAGCTCGTAAAATCAATCCAGGAGTTCCCGCAAATGCTTGAGCTGCGCCCTATCGTTGTAGATGCAAATATGGTAGTCCTTGGTGGTAATATGCGCTTAAAGGCGTGCAAAGCCGCTGGGCTTAAAGAAGTGCCGATTGTTATTGCCGATAAGCTAACGGAGGAGCAACAAGCGGAGTTCATAATCAAAGACAACGTAGGGTTCGGAGAATGGGACTGGGACTTATTAGCGAATGAATGGGATGCTGCCTCAATTACCGATTGGGGACTTGATATTGGTGGCTTCGACTTAAAGGCAGAGGAATTTAACGAGGAGTTCTCTTTGCCCGATGGGGATAAGTCCCCGTTCCAGCAAATGACCTTCACCCTTGCGGATGAGCAGGCAGAGCAAATAAAGAATGCAATCGCAGATATTAAAGCAACAGACGATTACAAATACTGCGAAACCTTCGGGAATGAGAATAGCAATGGCAACGCTCTCTACTTAATTATTATGCAATGGGCAGAGCAAAAGAAATAATCGTTAAGGTAATACCCTCCAAGATTGCCAACGAGTTTGTAAAGAAGTACCACTACTCCGGGAAGGTGGCACCAAACTCAAAAATACACTTTGGGGCTTTTCTTGATGATAAATTACACGGGGTGTTAAGTTTTGGAAGCCCTATGGATAAATCAAAAGTTTTACACATCGTCAATCCGTGTTTATGGAATGAGATGCTTGAACTTAACAGAATGGCTTTTGATGACTACTTGCCAAAGTATTCCGAGAGCCGTTGTATTGCAGTCAGCATACGATTAATAAAAAAGAACGCCCCGCATATTAAATGGATACTTTCATTTTCTGATGGAATTAGTTGCGGTGATGGTACAATTTATAGGGCAAGTGGTTTTAATTTGATACAAATAAATAACAACACCGATATGTGGCGATTGCCAAACGGGGAAATAATTAGTGGCAACACTTTGCGACAAAGTGGTTACACAAGTTGGCTAAAACCTTTTATTAGTGTTGATAAATTTAACGAATTAAGAAAAGGCAAAAGCAGCAGCGTTCACGTATTAAGATACATAAATGCTGAAAAATTAAAGGGTAACCAATTAAAATATATTTATTTAATAGACAAGTCTTGCACTATAACCGTACCAATAATTCCTTTTAGCAAAATAGACGAACTTGGAGCTGGTATGTATAAGGGTCAAAAAATAACCCTCCAAGAGAGGAGGGCTACTTTGAGCGAGGAGGTCGATTCGAACGCCACTTCTTAATTGGAGTATTAAGCGTGCAACCATTACACTTTCCTCGCAGTTGAAACAAATATAAAACAAAGATATGATATGGACAAAACTGAACAGCATAAAAAGGCAATGCTCGATGCATTGGAAAAATCCCTCGGAGTTGTAACCTCGGCTTGCAAGACGGTAGGCATTGGGAGAACTACGCATTACCTTTGGATGGATAGCGACCCCGAATACAAAGCAGCAGTCGATTCACTATCAGACGTTGCCCTTGACTTTGCTGAAAGCCAGTTGCATAAACAAATAAAGGACGGTAATTCAACCGCTACTATTTTCTTTCTTAAAACCAAAGGTAAGAAGCGTGGTTATGTAGAACGGCAGGAGTTAGACGTATCTACGGGCAAGATGTTCCAAATAGAAGTTCTTGGCAACGATACAGACCAATAAGGTATTTAACCACCTAATCAAAAGCGATAAGCGTATTATCGTTGAGCAAGGCGGTACACGGAGCGGGAAAACTTACAATATCCTGCTCTGGCTTATTTTTTATTACACCGAACGCAACACAGCCAAGACCATAACCATTTGCCGTAAGTCGTTCCCGTCCCTGCGGGCTTCGGTTATGCGGGACTTCTTTGATATTTTGCGTGAACACGATTTATACCGGGAGGACTTCCATAACAAGTCCAGCCACGAGTACCACCTTAACGGTAACCTTGTTGAGTTTATATCGTTAGACCAACCTCAAAAGATACGGGGCCGCAAACGGAACCTACTTTACATTAACGAGGCAAACGAATTGTTTTACGAGGATTGGCAGCAGCTTATCTTTCGTACCGATGGGCGTATTATTCTTGACTACAACCCTTCCGAATCTTTCCATTGGATTTATGATAGGGTAATACCCCGTGAGGACTGCGACTTTTACCAAACCACCTACCGGGATAACCCGTTCCTTGACGAGAAGATTAAGCAAGAAATTGAACGGCTACAATACACCGACGAAGACTATTGGCGTATCTACGGCCTTGGGGAGCGTGGTATGTCACGAGCGACTGTATTCCAATTTGGAACGGCTGAAATCCCACAAGAAGCAAAACTACTTTCCTATGGCCTTGACTTTGGTTTTACAAACGACCCGTCTGCAATCGTGGCAATCTACCAGCACGGTGAAAATCTTTACTTGGACGAATTGCTATACCGTACCGGGATGACAAACCGTGACCTCCACCACCACCTACAATCGTTAGGACTTGACCGTAGGGACGAAATCTTTGCGGATAGCGCAGAACCGAAATCAATCGAGGAACTGCACCGATTCGGCTGGAACATTAAGCCAACAGCCAAAGGCCAAGATTCGATTAACGCAGGTATTGATATTCTCAAACGGCATAAGATATTTGCAACAGCACGGAGCAACAATCTAATTAAAGAATTGCAGAACTACAAATGGACGGAGGATAAGAACGGCAACCTGCTTAATAAGCCAATAGACGTAATGAATCACGCCCTCGATGCTGCACGTTATGCCGTGTTTAATAAACTTTCTAAACCAAACTACGGTAGGTATTCTATCCGTTGAGTTATTTATCTATGGAACTTAAATTAGTAGTACCAACTTCGCTTGATGAAATCACGCTTGAACAATACCAGCGATTCGCTCGTATTGAGGGCGAGGGTGAGTTCAAACAAATGAAGATGCTTGAAATCTTCTGCGGGGTTCCGTTTTCAGAGCTGCCGAATGTCCGCTTGATAGATGCGGTAAGCGTATTGGAA